GCCGCCTCTTTAGTGTATGACTTTGAAACTATTGAGATCACTTTAAGCAGCAGCATCGATGCCGTTGGGGCGTCAGTACCTCACCGCGTTTTGACGACTTCAAATGTCGGGTCGTTGCCAACAAGCGGACAAATTCAAAGCGCGTGAACCCCCAAGAGCTAATCGGTATGCAGTACCGACTAGGCAGCGACCCACAAAAGCATGGCACTGCAGACTGCCTATCGCTTGCCCGTACAGTCTTGGATTTTTACGGTATCCCATCGACACAACCGCGTAGAAGTTGGTATCGCCGATTAAAAAACAAAGATTATTCGGTCTTTAAGGAAGAACTGGAGCGTTGGGGTGAAAAAACCCTCGAACCTACAATAGGTTCAGTCGCGCTTTGCCAATCCGATGAGGGTTACGGCTTGGCGGTTTATTTCGAAGAGGGATGTCTGAGTTTCGTCGGGTCGGCGGTGACATGGTCCCCCATCGAAAACCTGCGGGTCGTCGCGTTTTACTGCAGTACGAAGCCGACCTCTGCAATGCAATCGGTCTAACCGAAGACGAGTATTGGTATTTTGTTGACAAAACAGCTGCTTATAACGGTCAACGCGCCAAAGAATATCAACTAATTCCTGATGTAAGAAATGATCCAGTTACTGCAGTTGTTGTCAACTTAGTCATCGGCATAGCGCTGACATACATCAGCACGCTGCTCGCACCAAAACCAAAAGCTCCCCCAGAACAAAAACGTTTAGAAACAGCCGACGCAACTGGCCGTACCCGCTTTGCAAAACAATCAAGTTTTAACAGCGTCCAAGAACTAGCAACGATTGGTTCGACCATCCCCTTGGTTTTTACCAATGACGGTGTTCGAGTCAGTTCCCAGCTGCTGTGGTCTGAACTAAACAGCCGCAAAAATTTCCAAGAGCTTCGTGCAGTTTTGCTGTTTAGCTTTGGCGAGCTTGCTCAAAAACCGGACTTCGAAGGCTTTGCAATTGGCGACACCCTTTTAAACAACTATCCGGGCCACAAGCTGGCGCTGTATTTTTCCAACGGTGGTCCGGGCTCGAACCGAATCCTAGAAAACGCAGGTCAAAAATACAGCCGCAGCACAATGCAGCATCTGCCGTCAATGCATCCCAATGATGTAATGATGGTGCGTGACCACAAAGAACAAAAGTTTGAAAAGTACTCAAGCGGTACTCGAACACCCGCAACGCAAACAGAGTTCGGCGTTTTTTCACCGATCCCAAACGGCAGTGCTTTCCAACCGAATTGGGAACTAATTCTTATTCAAAAAAGTCTAGAAGGCAAAGCTGAAGATACAGCTAGAGAAAAGCAACGCAAAGTTGTCCACTCGTTTCCGTCTAGAGCAGCGATTACGGCCTCTACCGGTAATACAATTTTTTACTCTATTGACGGTTCTGAAGAAAACGATGATCAGTTTCCACTGAACAAAACTACGGACGTGCGACAGTCTGTGGAGCGACGGCGTATTGACGCTGACGAAATTTTGGCTGTCGGTGAGCACTATCTAATTGACGGCGCTCTGTACACATGTACTAAGCAAAACACCGACGATGTTTGGATACCAACTAACGCATCACCAAAGGGATACGACTTTTCTTTATCCGAAGAGCTTTTGCCAAATACAAAACAACCTAATTTTGTAGATAACGGGCGCATCCTCTTTACGCAAGAACCTTCAAACGCCGTTATCCCAATGCGTGTAGCCATTGGAGCGGTAACAAATAACCGTGAATGTATTGCAACTGAGATTGGAATCAAGTCAACGGTTTGGAGACGCATCAACGGATTTCAAAACGTTAATACAAAACCTGATGACGACGTAATTAGAGAATTCCAAGACGACAACGGATCGATTCAACTTGGCTCAATGACCAAGTACGTGCGAAGAATGAGCTTCTTCAAACTATTTGCTCGTAAAGCTGGAGAAAGTAACTGGATTGACATTACCTACAACAGACAAAATCAATCGACTTTTTTCATGGTTGAAGGGCAGTCACCCCGCGAAATTTACAACTCTATTACCGTTTATACGCCCTCTCCAGACATTTATGAGTACAGGCTTGTACCTTTCGGCGGTAATTTTGTCCTACGCACGATAGGCAGAGATGTTCCTGTTGTACAGCTAGTCGGTTGGCAAGGTACAAACGATGACCTATATAACGGTTCTCGAATGAGTTATCAATACTTTTGCTACGGAAAACCGAAAACTCTTACTGAAATTGACACCAACAACAAGGAATGGTTTTTTGGTGAACCCCCAAATATTACTGGAGGCACGGTTTCCTATATCAACTTGAAGAATATTCCCGTACCGCAGTCTATGCAGTGGGAACCTCATCCGTTACCACCTGGCGCCACGAGGTACAACGTCGAGACTGAAGAGGATAATCCTGAGTATTTTGATGTCTACATTGTCGACTCTCGAGGTAATCACCACCCAATTTGGGACGGACAAAATAAAAACAATTTTCCGGATCCAAATGTTAGGTATTTACAAGGTATCGAGATGGAATCTGTTGGTTCAATGAAGTTTTATCAAATCGGTAGACAACGCTTACTACTACTTCCAGAAACCCCGACTTTTGACGGCAACATAACTGTGCCACAGCAACCTGCCGGTAGCGGCGGAACAGGTCTTGTAATAAACGTGCAGTGGTACGCCAGTAACGATGCAGTGGTTGCTGCAATTGTTGATGGAGGTTCAGGTTACCAAGCAAATCAATATTTACAGTTCAATATTCCCGGTAAAACAACTCCGGTTGTACTGCATGTTGGTCAAACAGGTGGAATTCCAGTCACTGTCGAGGTAAACTTAAACAAAAATAATGTAACTGCAGACTACTTTAGGTTTGATGCGGAGAGTTCAAGTCATGGTGACGGACCTGAGCATAGCATTACTTATGTCAACGAATACCAAGAAGGTGAAGCCCCTTATAGAGACTTAGCTGTAGCGGGTATTCGCATCAACAGCAGTAAAGAATGGGCAAATTTTAGCGACATCTCGGCATACATCAAAAAAGGGATCAAAATTTCTAGTCTGTCCTCTAACGGAGTTGGAGCAGAGCAAGCCTCTAACAATTTTGCTGAAATTGCATATGCACTGCTAACAAACAAAAAATTTGGTGCCGGCGACACAATCGGCTCGGATCAAGTAGATGCCATCGAAATGGGAATAGCCGCAGATTTTTGTAGAGCTAACGGTTTTGCCTGGGACGGCGTAGTTGCAGAAAAACAAAACTTGCGCGAGTTTATTTTCCAAAACGCTGGTTACAACTTCCTTGACTTCACAATCAAAGGCGGACGTTTCAGCCTTTTCCCGTCTGTCCCGTATCGAACTGACTTTACAATTGATCCTGCAGCTAAGCCGAACATCAAAGCGCTGTTCACTGACGGCAATATGCGCAACATGCAGGTTTCGTTTCTTTCTCCGGAAGAACGGCAACTTTTTAAAGCCACGGTGCTGTACCGCAAAGACGTACCTAACGGATTCCCAGAAGTACAGACCTTTAGTCTTGCTTGCGCGGACCCGGAATACTTAACCGAAGATTATGAAAAACTGCCCGAAGAAGTTTTTGACATGAGCGGTTTCTGCAAGTCGCCTGAGCACGCACGAAATTTCGCTAAGTACGCCCTGCTGGTACGTAAGTACGTCGATCACGGCATCCGGTTTGAAACAACACCGCAAGCCGCCATGGCTTTACAGCCCGGTGAATACTTCCGAGTTGTCAGCGAAGCTAGCCACACCAGCCGCTTCCAAACAGGTAGCGTCACAGAAAATGGTGACATTGTTTCTAAAGACGGTTTAACTAACGGTTCTAAAACCCTGTATCACTGGCAGCCTGGAACTGAGCGAGTCTTGGAGACCACCGTTACGGTGTCCAACAACAAAATTGTCGGTGGTGCGTTGAACGGGCATGTATTCAGCGTCAAAAACACTACTACAGAAAAGCGTGTCTACAAAGTTGAGACTCTTCAGTACGCAGACGACGGCCTCGTAGAAATCAGCGGGTCCTACGTCCCTCTAAAAGATGACGGAACACTGCAAGTTTTAGAATGGAATGAAGGCTCGTTTGTACCGCTCTAAAAATGGCCGCCAGGGACTTCCCATCTATCGCGCCTACGAGCAGGTCATTCGACCCTGGTACGTATCCGCAAACGCTTTTTGAAGCACAGAACGGCGCTACCACTGTGGTGCGCTATAGCAACAAACGTGTCAATGCAAAGTTGTCGATGACCTTTGCAAACATCACTGACACAGAGGCACAGTCTATTGTCAACAACTACATCTCAGTAAATTCAGAATGGAACCACGTACGGTTCCAAGCCAATAGCCCTGCTTTAAGTGGCTTAGACGGCAGCTTAAAAATTTTCTTGGCTAACGAGCCAGAGGGTTTGAGATGGCGTTACATGGAAGCTCCAAAAGTACAAAGCGTGCAGCCTGGTATTTCAACCGTTCAGTGTAAATTCTGTGCCTATCTAGACGGCTAGAATTGAACCACTGGCCACCTATCGGCACGCATCATGGCAGTTTTTACAGGACAAGACGGAGTCCTTGTTTTTAACGGTCAGACGCAGGTGCGCGTTCGGAACTGGTCTTTTACCAGCAACGTCGACACGCTGGAAACAACTGATCTTGGTGATGGAGCACGTAGCTACCGCGCAGGCTTGAAGACTGCAACGGCTACCTGCACGATCATGTACCACGACGACAACAGCACACTACAAAGCATTCTTGCCACCGCCGTAAACACCACAACCCCAACCTCGCACCGCCTCGAATTGCGCTGGGACGATAAAGACCTGGACTTCAACGCTTTTATCACCAGCGTCAACGTGACCTGCAGCGTCGGCGAAGTTATGACCGCTGACCTTAGCTTCCAAATGACCGGCGACTACTTGGATATTGACCTGTAATGGCAGTTCTCCTTGGCGAGACCGGCAAAGTTGAACTGAAAAGAGCCTCCGAAGACTTCAGCATTACAGGCCAAGTCCAGCCTTCTGACGTCAACGGAACTCGAAACAGGTTCAGCTTTATTTTTCCCGCTGGTGCGTTGGTCACAGGAGACCGCGTCGAGATTCGCAACACCGACGGCACAAACCTCGCGTTCGTTTCTGCGTCTGCCTGGCCCGACAACACAAAACACCCTGACGGCACGTTTTACGTAAACGTTGACGAGGCCGGTGGTATCCGCCTGTTTGGGTCTTTCGATGACGCAATCTCGGGTGAAGCTGCCGGGCGCAAAAGCCTGGACAACATTACGAACCCTGTTCCAATCCGCGTAACTTTGAAAGACGCGGACTACCGAGTGCTCGGCCAGGTCACCAACTTCGAGCTGAATACCGAACGAGAGTCCGTCGACACCACAGCCCTGTCCGACGATTTTCGTCGCAACGTTTCTGGTCTGATTAGCGGAAGTGGCCGCCTTACAGCTTTCTTCGATTACGAATACAGAGACGGCGATCCTCGTTTTGGTGGAACGCCTCCAAGCGCAACTGAAGTCCCAATTTTCATCAACCAGCTCGTTTTACGTACTACAACAGGCAGCACTTTTGGCGCAAAATTTACTTTGGTCGGAGAAGGGCCAAAACCTTACGGAGACAACAGCGATTTAAACGACACTGTCTGGTACGAAGTCACAGGCCGCGTCACCAATGCAGGCTTGGAGTTTTCTCCTACAGAACCGGTGCGAGTGACTATGGATTTTGTCACCACCGGTCCGATTGCACTGAAGACCGCGTTTATCAGCAACTATCTATTGCAGGAGGATAACGACAAGATTCGCCTGGAATCTAATCAATCAACTGGCGACGGCTTCCTCGAGG